CCAATTGAAATACCCCATCTCTTTTTGTCATACACCAAGAAATCCTCATACCGAACTTTCGGGGCCGTTTCAATTGGCCGCCATTCCATATTAGTCATTTCGATTCCCGATTGTTCGTCATCTTGATGAGAAATCCCGGCTATCCACAGACCTTGATCTGTCAAGTAATCCTTATCTGTTGTTCTTGGACATCCGTCGCATCCACGATCAATTGCCCTGCGGTCAAATCGGCACAGGCGGTTGATGTCGCGGCAGTCGCCAAGCCATAGCTCAGCATTCCCAATAACTTCTTTATGCGCCACGGCGGCCACCTTTGTTGTAGATATTGGAGCATTGGCGGCTGCAAAACTTCGCCTGACCTTTGGCTATCTGGTTAGCCTTGCGCCAGAAGCTCTTGCCGCAGCGGATGCAGGCACATGTCGCTCCGGTACGAATTGCCGCCGCAATCTTTGCCTTGTGGGCATCAGTCATCCGGCGCCCTGCCAAGCCTTCGCCGCCATCAGTTAGGTTAAGCAGCGCACCACCGTCGTCGCGGATAGCCTTGATCCAGTGCCGCTCACGGCTGGCCCAATCTTCACCCGGCTGGACGTACTCGATAAGGCTGATTGCAAGCCGCTTTCCGGCCGCGATCTGCTTCCGAATCCAGTAGTGGACAGGTAGCACACTCCCACGCCTGGCATCGCGGATGTGTGCCTTGTGGCGCTCATGAAGATACTGCACAGTTTTACCGACATAGCGCGGCGTCATCGCCGGGTATTCGCACAGCGCATAGATCGCAGTCACGCGCTGCGTGGCGTTGCCGATGATTTCGATTCTGCTCATGCTTTAAGCGCCTTCAGTAGTTGCTTGTGATCGGACTCGATCCTGCGATAGTCGTCTTGGCGCAACCTGGGGAATTCGTGCGGCCCTTCCAGCCATGCGACAGCCTCCTGGCCAACGTCCGCGCGGGCCATCAGTGCTTTGCGGTATTCAAGCTGATTGCCTGACTTGCTGACGTTGCACGAATAGCACTGGAGCCATATGTTCAGGTGTGCAAAGCGGAGTGCAGGCTCTCGGTTCCTGGGGATGAAATGGCCGGCGTGATACTTCCCCGACCGTGATGGCTTGCCGCAACTGATGCAAACCTCTCCGGCCTCCAGCAAAACAGCACGGCGATAGGCATTGACGGATGCTTGGGCTTTGTCGGCGTACCAGCTTAGACGCCTGGTTGATTCCTTTTTCAGCCGGATAATCTTGCGATCTTCCATCGCAGCAATGCGTTCCGCTTTCGCTCTACGTTGCGCTGATTTAGCTGCGGCCTTCTCTGCATACGTCACCATGCAATCAAACGCGCCACAGGTAGATTGCATAGGTTTGGCGGGAATGTATCGCATGCGGCAGATGGGGCATTTACGCGGCTTGGACGGGAGCGCCATTACACAGCCTCCCATAAATGTTTTTGCCCTGCTAAATGTTCTGCCGTATCAATCCTTGGCCTAGTTTTTACATTCCAATTTCCACCACCACGCAATCCAATAAGTTTCCAACCGGAACCACGTAGGCTTGCCCCACATTCTTCCGGCAGAGTGTAGGTAATCAATCGTTTGTAACCGAGTGCCTTTGCTGCCTTCCACGCTGCCGAGTAAAGCATTGAACAGGCATTGCGCGTTCCATTTGTGCAGCAACGATTAACTTCAAGCGTCCATCCGTCATCAAGACGACGCGCTACAGGTCGCCCAACAATAGCCACTCCGACAACTTCTTCAGATTCAGAAACGGCAATCGAGAACTTCGCACCAACAACCGGCTTATGGTGTCTGTGGTGCGTAGCCACGTAGGCGTTTGCTTCATCAAGGTTTATTGGAGTAATAATCACGCCGCGCTCCTTTCCGGATTTGACCACTTAACATCATTCTGCGAACCCCATGCCAACACATATTCAACCAGGCTTGAAAACCGATTCTTGCTCATGGCAGCGGTGCTTTCTCGCAGATTTACCACCTCCCCCTCAAGGCCGATAACCATTTCAGGATTGCTCCCGGTGGCGATTGAATGACCGGAAACCATGATGGTTTTCCATTGAAGCATTGAGCGTTTTTTTCCCATCCATTCGCACTGCCTGGCAATGTCTGTAAGCAACGGATGCAGGAGAGCGTTTTGTTCCAATGTTCGTGTTGGTTCTTTTATCGTCACGACATGCCCAATTGGCGCCGAAAGCACGTTGCGACAAATTGCTTTCCTGGCGACTTCCCCAGTGATGACTAGCGGCCTCATAGCTCGACCAACATCCCGCGCAGGCTATCGTTATCGACGGCGCAGCGAATAGTTTGGAGGTTATTGGCTCCATAGGCCACAAGGCACGACGGAGCCCCGGCGTTAGCGGCAGCGCGCCTTCCGTCGACGTGGTGGAAGTGCAACCTGCCCTCGAAGAAAAACACGGCGGCTGCGCGGTGCCAAACATGCTCGAAGAAAATCTTTGTTTCGGTGCGCGCGAATATCAGTGCAATGCCGTCTCCGTGGTCTACCAGGCGCTTGAGCCATTTTCCTGTTTCCGTGCCATACGGAGGATTAAGAAACACGCGCCCTTGCCACGGCTTATTCAGCCCGTTGTCGTGCATGGTGTAGTGACGGTCGGCGGTATTCCAAGGGCGGCAAACGGGAGCGCACGGGTCAAGGTCGAAGTTGCCAAGCGCCCTGATGATTTCAGGAGGCGTTAACCACTCGTCTTTGAGCATCGCTGCTGATTGATGCGAACTCATTCCGGACACGCGACAATCTCCATCTGTAAAGAATGTCCCCATTGATCGGCCATTGCCTTCGCAATGCCGGGATAGGTTACGCTACGCAACTTCCATCTGTCCTCAGACGGCGCCATCCGGTGTATTCTGTTTTCTCGGCCTTCAACGATGTCGACCGGAGCAAGCGGCGCAAGCCCCTTAAGCCAAAGACAAGTAGCTTTGGTTTCACCGTGTCCGAACTGCCACGGTTGAATCACTTGATCCGGCTTGCGAAACAGGCTGGACATGATGCAAACAGGGTTTTCGATGGCGACTTTCGGTATATGCGCGGAACGGCGCACCAAGGCCATGAAAAACGAAACCGCGGATTGCTGCCTGCCGTCCATCCGCTTTGCTTCAAAGTGCCGTGCGCCGGATACGCTCAAGTGCGTACACGGAGGGTGGAATATTGCAACATCCCAAGGATAATCAATAACATCAAATATGCTTCCTTGGTAATGTGGACCTTGAACTTCTGTTGGCAAAAGATCACACGACATTGCATCGTGTCCTTTATTTATAAAGGCGTCTCTTACAACGCCAGAGTATTCACATCCTATTAATACCCTCATTTAGTTCAACTCCCCACGTTGAACCATTAACGAGTCTGGTAATAGTTGGTCTGCTAACTCCATACTCTTCGGCAAGGATTCTTTGACGCTCGCCGTTTTTTGCTCTGCGCAGTATTTTTTCGCGCTGATCTCTTGATAGTTTCCCGGAATACCGTGAATCCCACGTCCCGTGTTTGATCTTGTCTCTCTCATTTTCGAGCGCAGTTCCCCATGCGAGATTTTCAACATTATTGTTTGAGGAAATACCATCAAGATGGCGAACACATGCGCCAACAAACGGCTTTGGTCCAATAAACATTTCGGCAACCAATATATGGACATACGTCCTTCTTGATCCGCCTTTGCCGTCTCTGAGATTGACCCCGTGATATCCATCTGGCCGCTCGTTATGCTTGAGAACTCGCCAAACGTCTTCAATCTCGAATCCGCTGTAAAAGTTTCCAGTTCTCCATCTTGACTCGATGAATCCAAGATTGCATACGCGGTATGCCGGGAAATTCGGTATTTGTGCATATTCCATATCGTCATGGTAGCACACAATGCGCTCGCGTAATGCGGTCCAGGCGCATCGGTCGGCAGCAAGTCGCAACTCATGGCGTCATGCCCCCCCCGATAAAGGCATCACGGACGACGCCGGAGTATTCGCACGCAACAAGAACTCTCACGCTATCCCCTCCCAAGCGTGACCAGCGTCACCCAGGCTTCCCAAAAAATGGTGACTCTGCGGCGCCAGGCCATGCCAAGGTGGCGGCGCGGGTCGGGTGTGGTAGTCATCTGAGAGCCTTTCTTTCTTGATCTCGGAATTCGGTAGACCAGAGGCCATGGCTTTTTGGCCCAAAGGCTTTGCGCAGTAATATTTTCAGTTGGCGAATTCTGCTTTCGGCGTTTTGCGCCGCCGCTTTGCACGCTTCATGCTCGGCGATGACTTCCGTCTGGATTCGCTCATTGATCCAACGCAATTCACAGGCGGACCAGACAATCCCGCCGATGAAATCAGGATGGTCTTCTTTTGTAACTACGTTTGGCATTGATGTATTTTCCGGTTGTGGACAGAATATGAGGCGGGTTTGCCGTCTACTTCTAGTTATGCGCCTACCTTGCGCCAGTCGCGGAAGCTCAGCGACCAGTTCGCGGCCTCGCGCGGCTCCGACCACTCAGGCCGGCTGCTGCTGCGGTCGGTCACGCGCCACGCCGCTTCCGTTTTGCCCAGCCATAGCAGCGTCAGCCGCGTGGTGTTCCACCAGCCATTACCGCCTTCTGTGCCTTCGATGGTGTCGCCCACGTTCAGCCCCAGCGCGCGGCATTGGTCGGCTACGCTGCCGCGCACCATGCGAACAGAAACGGCGCCTAACTGGTCGCTCAAGCGGACCTCCAACGGCCCGGTTTGCGTCGTCGTTTTCATCGCTGCTTCTCCTGCGGGCCGTTGGGTCCGCTTAGCTTTGCGTTGTGCGTCATGGTTGCAGTGGCGGCTCGTCCCCGCCAAACCCCGACCGCCACAGGTGCATCGCTTCCAGCCATTCCGCCTCGCAGTTGTTGCATGTCGCCTCTCCGTTCCCTCGGTCGTAGTAGTGCATCTCTTCTAGGTCAAGAGCCGCACCGCAGTTCCGGCACGTTGGTTTGATGTTTACCGCCTCCGCGCTCATTTCGCCTCCGCGCATCCTGCATAGTGGTGCGGTGCCTCGTGGCCGCAGCGCTGGCAGAGTGTCAGGTCATACGGGCTTTGTGCCGCACAACTCGGCGTTGGTTCGGACGCCCTGCGGGCGCCGCACAACTCTGCGTTAGCCGGCTTGAATCGCCACTCTTTGATCGGGCAAGGATCGTCCGACCGCTCGTCAGGGAACGGCCCGATGCCTTCATCGTACCAGCAGATGCAGTCAGCATCGTTCGCGGTGTTAGCTTTGCAGGCGTTGTCTTTGTAGCAATACTGCTGAGTTCCTCTCTCGGCTGTCAGTTGGCTAACATTTACATCAACCGGACCTTGCGCAATATCTGTTGTCATTTATCAATCTCCTTTCGGCGCAAGGCCGGTTACGTCAGCGTTAGAAGGCACCCTTCGCACAATGCGAACGTCCTTCGCCCACGATTTCCCGTCGAGGTACATCCCGACGTTGAAAAACTTGTTCTTGCGCAGGTTGAAAATCACCGCAGTGCCATCGTGTTCGGAAACCTTCACCAGTTGCGCCTTGGCGGGCGTAATTCCGATCCCATCGTCAATCAACAGCACGTCGCCTGTTTCGATCTGGTCAATCTTCACCAGCGGTTCAATGTTCGTTTTTTGTCCTTTTTTCCCGTCACTCGCACATTCAAATTAACCATCGTGTTATCTCCTTCAAAAGTGACTGCGAATGTCAGGCTGATTGATCATGCTTGACTTGCAATCTCGTCCGAGTGCTTTTTCCATGCTACTCGGCAGTCCGCGCGCAGCTTGTCGGCCGCTTCTTTCCCTCGTTTCTTCTCTACCAGCCTTAAATACTCGGCAGCCTCTTCTCCGCGCGGGTAGTAGCGCCGAATAACCGATGCAACCTCATGCCTATGCAGGTCGGCGCGCAATGCGTCAGGGTCGTTGATTCCGGAGTCTTGCATGATCGCGGCGCGCTCTTCTGCGGCTTCTTGAATGGAAAGCAACATATCGTTCATCCCTCCGACACCATATCCGCCCAGTCCTTGCCGGCGATTTTGGGGATGCAGACCTCTGCGCATAACCCGGAGTGCTTAAGACGCTTTGCCAGTAGATATGCGGAAGCCTGACCAGTATAACTTTCGTCATTGTCACCAAAAATTATCACTTTTGAAACCCCGGCAGGCG